ACAAAGGCGATCCGAGCGGAGAGGTCACTGATCAGTACCTGGATGCTGGTAAGCTTATGATCCTATTCTTTCGCCTGGGCTTGGAGATGACCGAAATGTCAGAGACTAAGAGCGAAGGGCTTAATACTCAGCTGAATATATTACTAAAAAATTACGGTATAAATTTGGAATTTTAAAAAACATTTTTTAAACTTTGCTTAACCAAACGAAATACCAATGAATAGTAACGCTGAACAAGTGATCAAACCTGATCACTATCAAGGAAAGGGAGGACTCCAGGCGATCGATGTAATCGAGGCTTTTGGGCTTGGGTTCTCCCTAGGTAACGTAGTCAAGTACGTTCTTCGAGCAGGCAGAAAAGCCGACAAACTCCAGGACCTAGAGAAGGCGGTCGAATACTTGAAGTATGAGATCGAGAATCACAAAAGGATCGTGAAGGAAGTCGAAGCTTACATCGCTAATCTACCAGAGGACTTATAGTGAAGAGCAGAAACGAGATAATCGAGGAGCTGTACCTTTCGAAGGATATAAGCCAGGCGCTTCGCAAGATGCAACCGACTAGCCTCCGCGACGATCTTAGGCAAGAGATGTTCATCTCTCTTTGCACTCTAAGCGACGAGAAATTCTGGAACCTTTACGAGAACAACGCGCTCAAGTTCTACCTGGTCCGGGCCATGCTAAACATGATCCGAAGCACTGGGATGAATCAGCCTTTCTTCCGTAACTTCCGGGCTAAGTTCGAATCGATAGAGGAGATCGAAAACCTGGAAGATCAGATCGACAATTCGAAGGACCAGAAGGAAATTCTGTTTGATTTGCTAGATAGTAAGAGAAAGACGCTGTGCTGGTATGAAGACCGACTGCTGGATCAATACGTCGAATCTGGTTTTAATCAGATGGACGTCCACAGAAAGACCAAGATACCCTATCCGTCGATCGTCAAAACTATCGCGTTAATCAAAAAGAAACTCAAGGATGAATAAGAAGCCAGATGAGACAGCAAGAGAGCTGTTCAATAATTGCCTTTACTTTACTGGCTCCAAACTAATGGCTCGAGAGTGCGCTCTGTTTATGTGCCAGAAGTTTATCGACATGTCGAAGCGGATGGATGATAAATGCTATTACCTAGAAGTAAAAGAAGCGCTTTATAAAATAGAAATAAAATAGTCAGGTGGCGGAAGGGTAGGGGTGTCCCCTGCCGATGGTAGACGCTAAGGGTTCGGCTCGATGGGGAACGGTTAGAAATAGCAGACCCTCAGAAAGACTGGTTCGATGCCAGCTACCCAGTAGGAATGGTCACAACTACATATAGGTTCGAATCCTATCTTGACTACAAAATAGAAATAAAATGATTCAACTACTTGCCTCAGTGGCTTTCGTCACGTTTTGGAATATGAACAATTTGCCCTATGACCTGGGGATCAATTTTAAACCGTTTAATTGCGCGCCTTGCCTGGGCTTCTGGGTGGCACTTGGTTTGATGTTTGCGCCTGAGTTACTATCTACAATCGTCGCGACTTCATTCGGTGCCGGCGTGATCGCTGCGATAGTGGAAAGATTATTAATGAAATTACTTACAAAGCTATGAAACCAGAAGAGAAAGCTTTAAAATTATATCATAAATTCTTTCAGGAAATCCCAGGTCATCCGGTATTTGATGACAGATTAATTGCTAAACAATGTGCATTAATTGCAGTCGATGAGACATTGTGGGTACTGAATGAGTTAGATCACGATTTGCCTGATGATGATGCTATATTATTTTATAGTGAAGTTAAACAAGAAATAGAAAAGCTATGACACAGCAAGACATTAAATTCATCCAAGACAATATCATCAACTTCGAATCGGTAGCGCTTGGATATACCCGAAACATAGATCACGCGGTCCTCAATGAGTATCATGAAATATACAAGCGATCACTGGATCCAAGCTTCGTTTTGAATGCTTGGTGCGGAGGCTGTGTCTTCGACATGCTCAAGCGATTAAAGCATCACTACGAGAATGTAATCTCAGCTCAACAAGTCAAACCAACCAACCAACCAAATGACAAAATCAAAGCTAAGAATCCTCGCGGTAGGAAGTCAAAATAGTGGCGTAACTTACCACAGACTGGCGCTTCCTTTGTCGATCATGGAGAAGGAATACTGCCTAATCACTGACACGATCACAGAGGACCTTTTGAAAGAAAAGAATTTTAATGTCGTAGTGGTAAATCGATTCCTGGAATCGACGCCACTTCTTCAGCTCTTGGAATGGCGCCAGAAGTTTGGCTTTAAATTGGTGGTAGATATTGATGACTACTGGACTCTGTTCGATAAGCATCTAAGCGCGCCTACCTATCGCAAGCTTGGAGTGACTAGGATCATCAAGGACTACATTCGTTTTGCTGACCTGGTTACAACGACTCACAATCGCCTCCGCTTGGAGATCGTCCAGATCAATAAAAACTGCGAGGTCCTTCCAAACGCTTTGCCATTTGATAAGGATCAATTCACGGCGATCAGGAAGGAAAATGAGAAAGTCACGATCGCACACACTGGATCGATCACTCACTATCCGGACATTCAGCAACTAAAGAAACCGATCGAAGAGCTGTCGAAGTCTAGGGTATTCAGAGAGAATACCAGAATGCTTCTGTGTGGATGGAATGAGTTCAACAAATGGCACTGGGAGCAGATGGGAAATATCTACACGGCAAACGAGAAGCTTGACTATAAGATCCTCGAGTCGATGCCGGTCGATCTATACATGAATTTTTATCTTGAGGCCGACATGCTTTTAGTTCCTTTGCTGGATAATAAATTCAACAGACTCAAGTCAAATCTTAAAGCGCTTGAGGCAGGAGCAAAAAACATTCCGATCCTAACCTACAAGCGTGCGCCTTATGACGATATCCCGACGATCTTCGAGGTCGATAACTGGGAGCGCGATATTAAGAGAATGGCATTCAGTAAGCAGATGCGCGATGACTACGGATATAGGAATGGAGAATACGTCCGCGAACATTACGATATCTTTAAAATTAACGAGGCCCGTTTTGCTACTTACTCCAAACTAATCGAGTAAATTATGCCGGTCATATTATGCAGTAATGGAAAATACAGAATAGGCTCAGGTGCTTGCATCTACGACACCGAGGAGAAAGCGATCGAAGTCTACCAGGCAATTCTAGCCGGTGGAGCTTTTGCTGAATCTTACAGCGACTATCCAGAGGCAGCGACAAACAACGCTAAGCGTGCGCTTGCTTATGCTGAGAAAAATGGATGGGGATCATGTGGCACTCCGGTAGGAAAAGCCAGAGCTAACCAGCTAGCAAACAAGGAGCCGATCTCGCGCGACACGATCGCAAGAATGGCGAGCTTCAAAAGACACCAGCAGAATAAAGACGTTCCCTATGGCGAAGGCTGTGGCGGTTTAATGTGGGACGCCTGGGGAGGTACCGAGGGGATTGAATGGGCGATTAGAAAATTAGACCAGATAGATAATGCAAGCAACTGAAAAGGAGTTTTTCGATTACGAGATTAGTATCGGAGTGACACCAGAGAATCCAGAATACTGGGCGCTTATGAATGGCACGGCGAATATAATTAAAAACTACGCGCAGTCTGTGATCGAGATCGGTGCTGGTATGGGAACACTAGGCGAATGCTTAGAACACAAAGGAATCGAGTATTACGGCATAGAGCCAAACAAGTATCACAGAGAATTTGCATATAATCGGGGGCAATTATTGCACGGAATTGATAATTATCCAAACCGATGCGGAATGATTGTCTCGATTGAGGTGTTTGAACACCTAACAGACGAGCAAATCAACGAGTATTTAGAAAGCATCGAGGCTAATTACCTGCTTCTTTCTTCAACTCCTTACACTACGACTGAAGAATTCGATGCCTGGTGGGGCCATATTAACATAAAACAGACCGATGAGTGGGTTAATTTTATGGCAGAATATGGATATTCGCTGTATCATCGCCTAACTATACCGACTGATTGGACCTTATTATTCAAAAAATGAAAGAGAAAAAACCAGTAAAAGCAAAGAAGCCAGTCGAAAAGATCAGAGAAGCTGACCTGATTCTGGAGTGGGCGAATAAATATATTGACTATTGTCTGGATTCTACTAAGGAAGTAGCGACTGGGGCAGGAGTTCGGATCATTCGTGAGCGTCACTTGCCTACGATAAGCTACTTTTTATTGATCTGGCTACCAAGACAAGGCGCTCAATTTTACAAGCGCTCGAATTGGTATAATGTCCTTGGTAATTCTGATCATCCACTACACAAAGAGGTCAAAGAGATAGACGAAATGTTTCGCGCTCTAGCGGCCGATATTGTGGCCAATGAAGGAAAGGGTATCTTCTACGCTAAGAATCTCTTAGGATGGACGGATCGAGCTAAGAATGAGGAGAAACAAGAAGTAATCATAAGCTTTGCAAACGAAGATCACACTTCCTAGACCACACACTAACCAAGCGAAGGTCTTAAACTCTAAAGCAAGGTTCAAGGTGTTAATGTCCGGCAGACGATGGGGGAAGTCCTTAATCTGCCAGGTCATCACATGCCTGGAATCCATGCAAGGAAAGCGCGTCGCTTACATCACGCCGACTTACTTACTAGCCAAGGCGTTCTTCGATGAGCTGGCCTTATTGATGCCGGCAAATGTAGCGATCCCTAACCGATCCGATCTGACCTTCAAGCTAATCACTGGGGGCTCGATCAGATTCTTTACTGGCGAACGCCTGGATAATCTCAGGGGTTTAAAGTTTCACTATGTGATCATTGATGAGGCGTCCTTCATTCCTAACCTGGAAGATGGCTGGAATAATGCGATCAGACCAACGCTCACAGACTTCCAAGGGAAGGCGATATTTTTATCCACTCCGAAAGGGAAGAATTTCTTTTACTCACTCTACCTTAAAGGACTCGATCCTTCTGGGGAATGGGAGTCATTCAAATACAGCTCTTACGATAATCCCCACATTGCAGACGAAGAGATCGACTCAGCTAGGCTTGCTTTGCCTGAAGTGGTATTTGAGCAGGAGTACATGGCAAACCCAGCAGAGAACAGCGCGAATCCATTCGGATCTCAGGCGCTTTCGAGATGCGTTTCTGCCATGTCTCAGGAAAATGTTAAATGTTACGGAATAGATTTGGCAAAGTACAGCGACTGGACCGTAATTATCGGATTAGATAATAATGGTCATGTGGCTTATTTTGACCGATTTCAGAGTGACTGGGCAAGCACTCAGAATAAAATCCGTCAATTGCCAAAAGCGCCAATGTTAATTGATAGCACTGGCGTAGGTGATCCAGTGGTCGAGCAATTACAGCGAGAAGGATTAGCGATCGAGGGCTTCAAGTTTACAAGCCAGTCGAAGCAGGAATTAATGCTAGGCTTGCAGGTGGCGATTCATCAAGAGAAGATCCACTATCCAGCTGGCATGATACAGGAGGAGCTCGAAATCTTCGAGTATCAATACTCAGCTAATGGTGTAAAGTATTCCGCGCCGAGCGGTTTTCACGATGACTGTGTGATGGCTTTGGCTTTAGCCTGGAGAAAGCTAGACTTCAAGGCTGGCACCGGTAAATACAATTTTGTTTAAATGCTATTTAATATCGATATGACTTGGAAAGACGTTACTGT